TGACGAGTGCCGCAGCCCAGGCGTCTGGGGTCCATCCGCCGGTCGGTCCTGCTCCAGTCATCCCTGTTCCGGTCGTTCCCGTTCCGGTCGTCCCCGTGTCTTCACCTGCTGGGCCAGCGCCCCACCATAGTCCCGCAGACGTATCGCCCCCACGGTCGGCGCTCATTAGGACATCCACAATTCCGACCGGTACGCCGTCCTCGGTCAATGTCCCAAAATTGATCTTGTCCTTCCCGTCAAAGGTAGCACCGGGGAACCGCTTCTGAAACTCGGTACTCTTCACCATCGCGTCAATCTCGGACGGCTTGGTGAGACCGGACAAAAACGCGGCCGCGTCGTATTTAACCGTATGATGGTCTGGGTCCGCCCACTTTACCTGGTCCCATCCAGGAGGGGCTGTGCCTGTCCTGGCGGGAACGCCACCCGTCACTGGAGTGGTCGGCGTCACTGGCGGGGGCACCGTCTGCCCAGCCGCCGCCTTCAGCCGATCCCCCTCGTGCTTAATCCCACGTAACCAGCCGTCAAGTCCTTCTATCCCGGCCGGTCCCCAGCCGTATGCGCCAGTCCACCACCCCAAAAATTCCTCATGGGTCAGCTCTCGACCGAGATGTTCGATGGACGCCGCCTCTAGTGCGGCTTTTGCCCGAGCATAGTCGGCTGATGAGTCCGCAAACACGTCATCCCGGCGTCGTGGATCTTCCCTGCGCTCGGGGTCGGTATTGACTGCATCTGGATCAGTCGTCGGAATAGGCATTGTATTTCTCCGTACGGGCTGCGGTGCGGGTCTCGCGGGCTGCGGAACATTGACCTCTGGCTGGATCTCGTCGCCCTGCGTCTCGGTCCCTCCCGCGATACCAGGCATATTGCCCAACGTGCTCGCCTGGACAGGTGCCGCCGCTTCCCGCCTCTCGGCCTCCAGGCGTGCGCCCTCGTGCCTGATACCACGCAACCAGCCGTCAAGTCCCTCTATCCCGGCCGGTCCCCAGCCATACGCACCAGACCACCAGCCCTCGATCTCCCTGTCAGTGATCTCTCGATTGAGATACTCGCGAGACGCCTCCTGCAACGCCGCCTTCGCCCGCTCAAAATCCGATGGCCCCTGCTGCCTCCGCACGACGCGCCGTTCTGCTTGGCGCGAGCGGTCTGCTCTCGCGTCGGCGGTGTCTTGCCCAAATTCGTAATTTTCTTCTGTCGGCATAATCTCTCTCGCTTATACCAGGCGACCCGGTTTAGTTCTCGAGGGCAGCTCATCAACAGTATCCGGCGTGGGGTCTTCCACGTAGTCGGGCACCCTCGGCGCGGTCAAGCGCAAGGCGTCCGGCTCGACATAGGACACCAGCGGCTTCGCGCCCATGCCCATCAGCGCACGCATGGTGTTGAGCTGTTGCTGCGTGGCCCCGTATCGCTGGTCGTCACTGCGTCCACGCGATAATTCAGACGCCCGCGTGTTGTACGCGGTGTCCCCGAATCGATTAAACGCATTCAGATCCTGGGCTCTCGATAATTCGTAATTCTGTCGGTCTGCCCATTTCGTGGACATCCGATCCAGCTCCGCTTGGCCCTTCACATAGTCCAGTTGATCAGCCGCCGTCTGACGATCTAATTCAGCCGCACGAAGAGCCGCGTCGGTGGTGAGTTGTGCGGATCGACCAGCCGCCTTGCTCTGAATGGCAGCACCCCCGATGGTTCCGGCTGCGGTAGCCGCAGCAGTAATAGCCGTCGCTGTTGTAATAGACATGTTATGTATCCTTCTTGCAGAAAACGATCTGAGTCAATCGGGCCGTATCTCCAGATCCGTAATTCTCGCGCAGGGACCGGGAATGGAAATATGCCGCCGGAAACAAAACCACGCGATTAAACCGGGACGCGACGTGTCGTCGCAGGGACCATTGATCCCGATCGCTCCACGCGTTGGCTTCCTGCGCCATCTCGGTCGCGGATTGGGCACGGCTTTCCGTTGCCCCTGACCAGCGGTGTCTCCAAAAATCGGTCCCGTCCCCCGCCTGTGGAGACGGCGTCAAATATAAAATAGCTGTCCAGTCACCCATGCTCCGGTCTGTATGGATGTAATGCGGCTCAGCTTGACCTTCAGGGCTTTGCCTCAATAGCGATAGCGTGGCCGTCAGGTCTGGACGCATGTCATGCAACCAGTCCGTTAGGCCGGAGGGCTCACACTCCGCAAACCCATTCCACTGCACCTCTCCAACGGTAAACGTCTGAAACACATGCGCCAACGCTAACGCACGATAGCCCTCCGGGTCTGGCAAGACATCGTCGTAGACGTGGACATCAGGCACTACCTCGCCACCCTCTGACACCCCATGCGACATCAGGCGATCATCGGTCAGTGCCATCAGGCGATGTGCAACCTGCTCGGTCAAGGCTTCCGCTGCAAGTGCCGCCTTCATGTCCCTAAATCCTTCTGATAGGAAATGTCCGTCCGAGTGAACCCCATCCGGGCGTAGAACTGACCGACACGCTCAGTGGGGGCAATCATCTGTAGCGTCTTGGCCCCACGCTCAATGGCCCACGCTTCCGCCGAACGCAGAAGCCGGACCCCATCCCCGCGCTGTCCCGGCGTGACCCACCAAAACACCTCGCCGGCATACATGTCGCCAGAGAGAAAATGCGGGGTGCAGACGAGTCCGATCATGCCCACTAGGACGCCGTCTCGCTCCAGGACCATTACTGTCCCGCCCTCATTCTCAATGAGGTTTGTGGCGACCACGGCCATCTGCTCCGGGTTCTCGTGTAGCACGTCACGATACATCTCTGTCTGGGCAAACTGCTGCCCCATCGCCACCAGGGCTGGCACATCCTCACGCGTGGCCGGTCGGATCACACGAGCTGTTCGCATGACACGTCCAGTTCGTATTGCATCGTCGTGCCTCCCACACTGGCATACGTCGTCCCATACGTGATCGCCGTCGCCTCGTCCACGCGCACCAGGATCGTCAGACTGCCCACGGTCGCGGTTGTGTTGCCGGTCATCGCCGCGCTGCTCGTCGTGCAAGCGACTGACGACGCTGTCCACCCGAACGTTACGGTCAGGGACGAGCTCGTCGTCGCCGCTCGTGCAATCCTGGCTCCCATCGAGAGCCGATACACCCCCGGTGACACCGACAGGATCGCAAAATTCGTCGCGCTGATCGATGCCGCCTGCGTGGATAGCTGCACGGTGTCCAGCGTCTGCGGCGTGGCGTTCAGTCGGTCTACCATCGACAGGAGCCAGTACCGCATGACCTGTGTCACGCGGCCCGAGATCCGTCGCTCCACCACGGCCGGCTCGACCACAACTTCCGGTGTCGGCGCTATACTGAGCATCCATCAGTCCCGTCCTTGAATGTTGCGCCCTTCCACATCCGCTCCGACAATTCGCCAGGGGATCGGATCAGTGACACTCACTTCCGGCACCCACGCACGGTCGGAGCTCGCCAGTCGCGTCCAATACACTCGCGTGCCAAATGTGCCTTGCGCCCCGGCCGACGCCAACTGCGTATTACTCCACGTCTTGAGATCCGTACTCGTCCGCATCATGACCTGGGGATCGACGCCTTGCCCAGCGGCGGTACCGAGCCCGGGTTCCAGTAATAATTCAAGGCGAGACACAAACAACCGACGTGCTGCGCCCGGTTGCAACCAGAGCGGCGGCGGAACGCGCAGCCGCCGAATCAGATCGCCATTACACTCTGTCGTGAGGGCGGTATCCATCGAGCAGAGAGCGCCCGTAGTGCGATCAGCGACGAGATGTTTACCGAACGCGTAGCAGTGACTGCGCGGTCCCCAGATCGCATAGCTACCGCTGCTCACGTCCCAGACGCCCCGCTCGTGCCAGAGCCCCGTCGAGAGATCAAAGACCCAGGTCGCCCCGGCCGACGGAAACGTCAGGCAGTAAAACGTATGCCCCTGATCGCTGTAGACCACAGCTTCCGCGTCGGTAATCTTACTGGTTCTGGCATAGCCGGCAATGGCGGTCTCGACCGCGTATGAGCTCACGCGTTGCGGCACCAGTCCAGTGGCAGCGACCACGATGCCGGTGCCCTCGGCTGTCTGGGACAGCCACATCATTTTGTCGCCAGCCAGCTTGACTGAGTAGGGCGCTGACGTGCCATAACCAAAGACCGATCCCGGGACGGGCGCAAACGGAAACGGACTCGTCCCAGCGTCGTACCAGACTTCACCGGTCTGTTCACCGATGAGCCAAATCTGACGATTGCCATCCACAACCATGGCCTTCCAGGGGTCGGGGGCAATACTGCGCTGGGCATACTGGGTCGCATCCCAGCTTGCGCCGTTGTTTAAGGCAGAGATGTAAAACTTGGAGTCAGCGGCGTCGAAGGCCAGAAAGTAGCCATCGAGCATCCCGACCATCGTGCATTTACCAGCGAGAGCACTGATCGATGCGCTGAGTGTATTGGTCGCGATGGTCAATAGGTAGGCGTTCGACCCAGAGCCAATCAGGAGCTGGCCCCCCCCATCCCCATTGCTTGCGATGCTTGCGGGATTGGGATCATTGGTCACGGTGCCACTTGTTACAATCGACGCCGAGGCTGTCTCCAGCACTTTGTAGACGCTCGGCCCCATGACGGCGTAGCAGCGATCAGCCATCGCGAAGAGGGCACGTCCATTGATATCGGCTACCCGAACATACTCCTCAAACCCAGGACACGGATAGAGGGCGGCGACGTGCGGCGAGGACGACGACTGCGTCGGCTCGGGATACCAGTTCACCGTGCGCTCGCAATCGGCTAGCGGGCTCTGCTGCTCGTTGGACCCGTACACAAAGCCTGCATACGTCGCCATGATTACGTATCCGAATAGATGTTGTAATGC